CACGTTTGAAGATTAAGTCTAAAAAACAGCCGCAACCCTTTTGCAGCAAAGCCGTTAATATCATCGCTAAGACTAAATCGGCTTCCTATATTTCCAATAAGAGATTCAAAATACACCCCGGACATTGACGCAAACTCAATACGGTCTTGCTTGTTTTTAAACCCATAACCAATATCAACCATTGATTTTGTTAAGGCCGACAGCCAGTTTCTTCCTTGGTTGCGATATTCAAAAGCTTTAATTGGAACATCCCCAATATAAGAGGCTATTGCTTTTCCAAGCATTGTAACAATATTGAATGCCCTAATGTTTGATGACACGCTTGCCAAGGTTGCGTTTGCAGGGATTCTTTGTTTCTCCATTGCCCCGGTAATAAGCTGGTCTATCTTGTCGTCATCCCCAGCCCGTGCGTCTACAATGTTACGGTTTTTCTCTTTTATCGAACGATACACCTCTTTCATCATGGCTTCGGGGTTTGTGCCAAAACGCTCCATTAGGGCAATGTTGTCGGCGTTGTACGTTATCGAATCAATGACACCTTCGTGCAGGCTACGCATTCCAAAAGCGTTGTTCCATTCTTCCCACGAATCGTAATCTTTGAAGATAAGCTGCCGACGTTGTGACAGTTTTTTGGCAAGATCGCTTGGTCCCCAAAATTGAAAAAACTTTTCATCTTCCGTAAAAACATTGTTAAGTCGAACTCCAGAAAGCATAGCGTCATAAGCACCAGATAGAGCATCATCAAGATTTTCGTAATCGCCGCCAAAACTTCTGTCTTTGTCAAGGCGCGGGCGCATGAACTCAATCCACTTAGCCTTACCCATTTTCCGCATCGCCACTAGATCGTGACGCTGGGGCATAACAAATCCCGGCAGTTTTTGAATATCGGCCCCGTTTTTATTTTGGCGTAATACTTGTTTGTCGACTACGTCATAAATTATTTGGGCTATTCTGTTTGCTTGTTTGTTGCCGCCTTTTGGCGGTTGTCCATAAGATAAATCCCAAACTGTACGGCCTATTTCAGAAGACAATTTGCCGTCGGAAAAAAGATTTAGCAGCCCTTCTTTTGACAGGTTTCCCACAATCTCATTCAGGTATGTTGCCCGAACTGCGTGTTTATTTACTTCAAGAGAGTTTTTCCCGCCGGGCAGGGGAGTGTTGATCCCCTCAAACATAGCCTGAAAAGCCAGTGTTATTGATGGATTAAATTCTTTATTATCAAGCATATCCTGAATAAAGGTTTCATTCTTCTTTTTTAGGATGACGTTGCGGGCGTAATTACGTTTGATGCTTTCCGCGTTTTCTTTGATGGTTTGCAAGTTCTCGGCAACAACTTCGTCAACGGCGTCCTCATAGCTTTGCCCAGTTTCTTTTGAGCGACGTTTTGCCTTCTGGTCAACATCCTTTGCCATTTTGCGCGCTTGCGCCTCGGTTAAACCGGATTGCTCTACAATGCGTTTGATGCAATCTCTCATTTCAACCTCTAGTAAAGCATGTTTTTATAACATCCATTGCTTTAGATGTCATCTTGTCCGGTATCGTGCTCACAGCGTTTTGGTAATCGTCAAACTCTTTTTCGGTTATAATTCCTTGGTCGCGCATGGATTTAATTTCTGCGTCGGCGGCTGTGTCCAAGTACTCGTCCGATTGTTTTACTTCCGCTTCAAGCTGGGTTTTTGTGGGGCCGCGCTCGATAACGTCGTAGTTGATAAGGGTGTCGTTGCGGTAGTCAAAAGCGTTTTTGTTGTGGTTCTTAATTATGTTTAAATTAATATCGTCCATTTCTTGAATGGCAATTTTTTGCAAGGCGTGTTCTTGCCGGGCTTGTTTTAATGTTTCGCTTATTTCTGCTGCTTTATCTCTGATTGCCAGATCGTTTTTTACTAACTCTTCACGCAATCGGATAATATCAGGTGTTTGAAAGTCCTTGATAGACTGGACAAGAACATCTTTGTATTCAATCAATTCATCAACAAGAACTTGCTTTTCGGCTTTTCGTCTCTTGCCAAGGTTACGCATATTGCGTTGTAGGTTTGCAATTTTAATATCAATTTCTTCAATCTGTTTAGTTTTTTCTTGATCGTCGGCTTGTTTTTTTGCGCCAAGCTCATCTATAAACCTCTGTATAGTATCAGATTTTTGTTCAATTTCTTTTACAAATTTAAACAAAGGAGGGTTTAACTCTTCCGCTATTTGAGGAACAGTTTTTAGCCGTGAAATGCCTTTCTTAATTAAAAAATTCATGCGCGGTAAATCTCGCGCAATTACCATAAAGTTTGCAAGAGCTTCGTCCTTGAGGTGCACCACGTTTGAGCGCAATGATGCCTGCGCTTCAACTGCTTCAATGTTCACAGCCTGCCCTAACGCTTTTTGCGTAGAGGCCATGTCGATCTCATCGGCCACCACCTCTGTGGCCTTGCTGCGGAACCGCTGTAGCTTGCTCTGCATGATGGGGGATAGCTTTGATGCCGCCGCTCCAACGGCTGGCACAATCCCTCCAAACGCTGCCGACGTGGCAATATTAAACAAACTGTCTTGCAGTGTGTACTCTTGAAAAAGCCCCTTTGCCGTGCTCTGGTTGCCCGGCTCTACCACTGCTCCAGCGACAATACCCTCACCAACGCCAATCCCTACTTTCTGGCCTAGCTTGAGCGAACGCCGCAGTTGATAGGCGCGTCTCACCGTGTTTCCAAGGGCACCGATAGAACCAAGCCCGGCGGTTCCCGCAGATACAGCAACCCCGACGGCAAGGTTTTTAGGCTCTACAATCCCCGTGGCAAAAGCTGCGCCAAAACCAAGTATGCTTTGAAAATCAGATGCCTCGGCACGAATTTTGCGCCGGGCAATAACAGCATCGTTAAACTTTTTGAGTTCCTTTGCGCTTTCCTCTGTCATTCCCTCATGCCAAGGAATACCCTCGCTGTATAAATCAGGATTAGCTTTATATTGTTCTTCGGATATTTTAACGCCCGTCTGCTTGGCTTCTTCAACTCTGCGTAGAGTCCGGTCGGCTTCCAGTGTTCCTATCCCGTAAAAAGCATCACCAGCATCAGCTGCAATAACCGCGCTTGTACGCGGCTTAAAAAGCTGGGTGTCCTGCGACTCGCCAAAGTCTGTGCGCTGCTGCTGTGGTGTGTTCCAAAAGCCGTACATTAGAAGCGTGGCTCCGGTTCTTCTTCAAGAAAACGTCGGTATTTATCTTCTTTTTCTTTTCTTTTTTTGTTTTCTTGTCCTTTAAGAAGCTGCTCAAACGAGATATCTATTTCTTTCCCGGCTTTATCCACAAGAACATTGCCGTCTATTGACCGGAATTTGTAGCCAGTTTCTTTCTCATTAAGAAACGGCGCGGCAATATCTTGCAGCTCATAAATTTCTTTATCCCGCTGGTTGATTATTTCAGGCAGTGATTCTTTAAGAAAGGTCTCAATGCTATTCTCAATCTGGCTGGCCGAATAAGCCGTTGGCACTCGGAACTTTGCATCGTTGACCTCGGCCACCTCATAAGAGCCGTTAAAAGGCTTCATGGCAAATTCCACTGCATCGCTTTCAGATGAGGTTTTGCGCTGTAGCATTCTTGCCATAGACAGCGATTCAACAACGTCTATTTTTTCCTGCACGTCCTCAAAGGATTTGCCTTCGTTTAGGATAGCCGTTTGCAAGTCCTCGGTCTTGTCTTTCACTTTGCTGGTTAGATTGGATTTTAAAAACCCGCCTTGTTGATACAATTCGCTCAAGGCAGCCTTACCAGAACGAGAGACATTAATTAACAGCTCGATGTGTTCTTTATTTTCAGGTCTTCCGCCGTGGGCTAGGGACATTGCGGCTTCCATAGCAGGGGTAATGCTTTTGTTTCTCTTTAGGTCTTGAATGGCGTTAGGGGTATATTCTCCATAAGTGCCAATAAGTTGGTTGATTTGAGAAAGTGCCTCATCAGCATTGTTTACCTGGGCAAGAGACGCACCAAAAACAGATGCCTGTGTTTTTGTGAGCACACTGGCATTTTCTTTGTCAAAACCAAGAATCTGTTGCTGCACCTGCACCAATTCCGCAGGAGTGCTTGCTCCTGTCTCAATGGCTGCTTTTGCAGGGTCGGCCAGAATGTTTTTGAGCACAACCTCTTGCTGGTTTAGTTTCTCGCCAGTGGAAAGATTGCCGTAGTACCCGCCGCCGCCTTGAATGGGCAAGTTATTAAGCCTAGTTTGCCAGCCTTGAAGTTGGTCTTCATATTTTTCTGGGTCATTTTTGGCAAGGCGCACGTACTCCTGCCGCCGCATCTCAATCAGTTCTTGCGGGCTAGAGCCGTCCTTAGCTGCCTGTACGAGTTTATTTCTAAAAGTGGTGCCGTGATTTATTACGCCATCAGCTACAATGTCTTGAACCTGTAATGGCAACTCGCCAATCTTGTATTTGTCGTAAAATTCTCTTTTGTAAAACTGCCGGGCATACGCCTCACCAGCGGCTTTGCCTTGGGTTTCCGTAATCCGTTTTGCTTCGTCGTGTTCTTTTTTAAAAGGGCCTCGATTAATGCCATATATTGCAGGGTGCCCTGATTTTCCATCTTCTTTTGTATACCCGCCTTCGTTACGCATGATAATATCAATCGAACGGTCGGCGTTTTCTGCGGGGTTTCCATCTAATTGAATTTCATTTAGTTTTTTAATATCCGGCGTTTTTTCCCAGACTGTTTTTTGCAGCTTTGTCAACTCTTCGCCCGTGAAGTATGTTGAAAACTGCCCCGACGCTAGCAACTGCTGCGCTCGTTGTGCATCCACTGCCATTGCCCCGTAGATGTAGTTTTGCGCCGCTTCAGTGCGTATTTTGCTGTCAAAGTTTTGCAGCTTATCGTCGGCCAGAACTCCTGCTCCAGAAATAATCGTTGCGTCAATGTTCTTGGCAATCTCGTTAAAATCCTCACCGCGTTGCCCGTAGGTGTAGCTAAGTTCGGCCAGCGTGTTGCCCGTCTGGTTAATCTTTGAACCAATTAACTCAATTCTGCGCCCGTTTTCCCAATTAAGATTGCGCTCATAGTCCCGCACATTGCTCTCTGCAACGCTAAGATTGTAGGCTTCTTGCACCGACGGGGGCAGTGTCTTAAGCCGTTCCGCGTCTTTCTTCTGCTGCTCTTTTTCAAAAAATTGCCTGTAGCCTTCGGGGTTGTTCTGAAACATTTTCTGGGTAGTGTCTATGGAATCAATCTTTTCACGCTCGCGCTGTATAAGGGCATCGTTCAGCGTAACCTTATCGTTTTCCCTTTGAATGTTTAAGCTAACATTAACTGCCTGCTCAAAAAGCGCGGATGTTTGCTGCCCTGTTGACGCTGCTCTTTGTATGGCTCCGCTGTCCGTGAAAGACGGTGTTGCTGCTCTGCGTATAACCACTTGGTCGTAGCCGGGTACTGTCGGCATAAAGTCCCTCTACATTTTACTATATATGTTTGCAGCACTGCCCGCATTAGAAAGGGCACCGCCAATACCCTGAACAAACGCTTGCCGCCCCGATGCTTTCAAAGCGTCCGCTTGCATTCTGCCCTCAATGCGGCGGGTAGAAGCCGATAGACTGCCAGAACGCAAAGTTTCCTCGACGTTGCTAAGCCCAGCCCTGCGCGTAGCTTCCATGACCATTAATGGCGAACCCGTAAGGTCAACGCCACTCTTTAGAAAGGACACCACCTGTCTGCGCCGTACCGATTCCGCTTCACGGCCAACAGCCAATGCCTCCTTGCTTGATGCCCGTGCTTCTTCTTCTGCCGCAAGATTGGCCATAGCCTCGTTTTGGACGGCTTGCTTTTTTGCTTCTTTATTGGCCTGTACGCCGCCAGCAATGCTAGAAACTGCTGCTAAGCTTGCCAGTGCGAGTGCGGCTGCCGCTGCCATATCCCCTAAACCCCTAGAATGTAGTTTGTCATGTTGGAATCGGTCTTTTGAAAGCCGCCTTTCTCAAGCCGTCGCCCCATTGCCGCACTTTTTAAAGTGCTCATCACTGCTACCCCGCCTAGTTCTTTTGCTTTTGAAGCTATGCTTTTTGTCATTTCTTCAATGCATATTTTTCTATCTTTTGATTTTTTGCAAGAGATATAGTTTTCCGCCCAGATAATAGGGGTGTCGGTTAAATACAAGAAAACAGCGCAGACAGGGTTGCCCTCGTCGTCACACACCACAACACTATTTTTGGGAAGGAACATATAAGGAATAGGCTGCCAGCCCCATGATTCCCACCATTCCACAAAAAGCGGGTAATCGTCTTCGGTGTGGTTGCGAATAAACATCAGTTACTCACTGTAAAATACGGGACAACTAATTGTATATAACACGGGAACGGAACATCTTGAACAAAAATTACTCGTTTTGATTTTGACCATGTACCGTCTCGCGCATCAACTGTCTCATTGGCGTATTTTACTTTGATGTCTCCCGTAAACGGAAGCGGCGGCCTGTCCATCTGCATGTTGGCGGTGCGAGCTTCAATCTGGTTTAACTTGTAACGGTTTGTCCCGTAGCGCACATACATTGAATTTAAGAACCGAATCCCCACCTCATAAACAGATTTAGGCTTTGTTTGTGAGACCCCCGTGGTGCCCCCGCCTTCAAGCTCGTTTGTTTCCACTTCTCCCGTGTAAGGCAAGCCAATATGAAAAACAGACGCTTGCCTTTCCAAAGTAACCACACCGCCAGTCACAACAACTTGCGGGTGCTGACCGCCATCGGCAACAACCGACACAGTTCTGCCTTCAAGATGCATCAGGCCGCCAACAGCGTTTGTTGTGATATACCATTCCCCGGCGGGAATAGCGGTAACACTGTTAAACGCTTCCACAATAGTACAGGTGACGCTTGTGGGGCTGCTATAGGCGGTAATTATGGCAACCCCTGTTTCGTACCCGGTAACGCTTTTGCGGATAATCTCTGAACCCACCATGTCCGCTGTGAACACACTGCCAGCGGCCGTAAACACTATTCCCGTGCCCGTGGTCGCGCCCGGTGTTATTGCCTGTGTAGCAAAGACAGAACCGTCGTATGTGACCGCAGAATCAAGGTAAACGTATTGTTTCTGGGCTTCATAAGTTGCTCTGGCAAAGGCGGCTTTATCGGCGGCCTCATCCCCGGTAAAGAAGTCCTCCCGCATCGGATAAACAATAGTATCGGCCATGTACTCTACATTGTACCTGTCAACGCCGTTGACTGTTCTTTTTACACACGCCCATAGCTGCCCGTCATCGTGTAGCCGTGTTTGGCTGCACACACTTTTAAAATCGCCGTCGGTTGAATGAAGGTGCCAGCCGCTTATGCTTTCCGTGCTGCTGGTTGTCATCCCCACTAGTTTGCCGTCTTCCCGCACCGCCCACAAAATATCGTTGCTGCCCTCAACGTAATCAAACTGCGATATTCCCTCATAGGTAAGATGCTCTGAAATCTCATTTCTATTTACGGGAACGTATCTATCTTGTTCAAGGCTGTACTCAAAAGAGCGCATTGTGCTTTTATCGCCCTGCAAATAATACAAGAGAGAACCCCGGCCTATGGGGTTAATGTCGTCGACACCGTAACTGTTGGTTGGTTTAATTGCAAGACTCGAAGGCGTAACAATATTATCAATACCACTTGTTGCAAAAAGTACGTCGTTTGTTGCGCCAATAGTGAGGAATTTATCGGTTCCAGCCAGCCATTCTATTTTTGCCGCCCCGTAAATTTGATACTCAATCCCTTCGTCTGCTTCTGGTTGCGCCCCGGGAGACAAATCAATTTGCAAAGTAAAATCGTTAAGATTCCCAGCGTTACTGACAAAAAGCGTATTGGGTTCATTGGTGCTACCACCATAAAAAAGCCGCCGATCATAAAATCCCACCGCGCCGGGGTAATTCCCAGCGGATAGAAACGGTGCCGCCGCTGACGAGACTTTTCTGACAATACCCCCGCCCGTGTACGCCGCATAGCCAGACGAATCTAAGCCGACAAGCTGAAACGTGTTTGCGCCCGTGTTGACAGCGGCAATAGTAAATTCCCGCTCGTTTATTTCGGTCATGCCCGTGGCACTGTTGATAAAAACGGTGTCTCCGTTGGTAAAAGAATCGCTCCCGGTGTAGGTCAGTACGGCAGGATTAGCCAATGTCACCGCGCTAATAACCTGTGCGTTTTGCCGTGTTTTTCGTATGGGTGAGTGGTCGGCAAATGTCCAGCTTGTGGGACTGGTGTAAGTTAGCTTTTTGGGTGGGTATGAAGGGTGGGTGATGTAAAGCGCGTTTTTTTCTTGGGCAAATTTTAACGCCTCAAGGTCTGCGGCTGCATAGGTAGTGACAATCTCCATCACCTTTTCAATGGTGCCTCCAGAGGTATAGGCCGGGAATGCCGTTGAGTTTACCCCTGCAAGCTCAAACGTGTTTGCGCCGACGTTAACGTTGGCAACAATATACTCATTGTCGTTTAGGTTGGTCATTCCAGAAATATTGCCCAGCAATACACTGTCGCCATTGGCAAAGGTGTCTGCGCCGCTGTAGGTGACAACGGCGGGGTTAGCTTGCGTAATTCCGGTAATGTTTTGCGCCGCAAAACGTACCTGACCGTTGTTCCGATAGAACCGGATAGCGTTTTGCGTAAACTCCAGCGTAAAACTTGCACTGTCAATAAACCTGAATTTATACAGCCACGCGGGTTGATTGTTTTTTGTCTGGGCTGCGTAGTAAAACCCAGGTCTGAAGAACACACCCCCAGCGGCTTCAACAATAAAATTCCTTACCCGCCGCGCCCCTTTGTAGGTTATTTGGAGATCGTGCCTACCGTAGAATTTAGGCGCGATTTCCCCAGCGGAAAAATCCGGTTGTGACGTGTTGACGCTAACCATTAAAATAGTGCCGGGTAGTATCGCGCACGCCTAGAGAACGTCGTGCGTTGCGGTTAACACTAACTCGCCTGACTTCTGGCGGGTGCTCTTGGCCGTCAATGCCCGTCGCGTTCTTGATCAAGGTTTTGCGGATAGCACTAAGCCGCTCAATGTTGGAATTGTTCTGCGTGATCGAGTACGCAAGAGACAGGGCAATTTCTACTGCAAGAAGCTGAATAAAAATATCATCAAAAGCCAAAACATTTTCTACATCAGAAATGTAAATTATCCGGCACACGGTAGCATCGGAATAACGCAGCATAATGCTTTTGTTTTCAAAGAAATAATCTGATGCCGCGTATATCATATCATCTTCATTCACTACCCGCAGCAGCCTGATAAAATCAGCAGTAACGGGAAAGGCGGCGGCGGCACCAAACAAAGGGATTGTTGAACTTGCGCTCAATTCTGCTCTTTTTATGGCAAAGTTCCAAGGATGCATTCTAAGCAACATCCGGCGATTAACGTCATACCACCGAGCGCATTTTTCCTCGGTGCTTGTCTGCGGTGAAGAAATATCCGAAACAAAACCGCCTTGAAGTAAATCCAAGGCCATATTGCAGATGTCTGTTGATGATGTGACCGCCATTAAACCCCCTTTGCGGCCAGCAGGAAGTTATCCCCTACTGGCCAAGCGCGAAGTTTAGTTAAAAACAAAAATGCCTCTGACGCGGATGGTTCCGGCAGCGGTTCCTACCGTGGTGGCGGTGAGAGCAATGTCGTAAGAATCATCAGGGTTAGTGGCCCCAGAAAGAGAAGCCAGCGTACGGACTTCGCCCAACGTCAAAGCCCCAAGCCCGACGTTGTTAGCCGTATCAATTGTTCTTGCTGTAGCCATTGAAACTGCCGAAGCCAAAGCCGCAGCGCTTACTACTGCGCCAAGGTTAGCACGATACAGGCCTAAACTATAGGAAGTGCCCCCCGTGATTGCAGTATTATGCACTTCAATACTGACCGGGACGGCGTTAGAGGGTACAGAAGCAAAAACGCGGAAGATACTTCCATCATCGTCTGCGGCTGCCACACTAACGGTTGAGACAAGAATGAACGGCTCCGAACCAGAACCCACTTTGTAGGCGTCGGTTTTTTTGTTCAAAACAAGGTTAGCGTCTGTGTATTTATTTTCTACGGCCATGGTAATAACTCCTATGAAATAATGTTAAACGGTTGCACTAAAGACAGTTACCGCAGTTCCAGAACCAACAGCGTCAACCTTAACTCTGAACAAGCCAGCAGCCACGTCTTCAATTTCAACGTATGAACCGCGCAAGCCGCCTTGAGTAGTGGCGTTAAAAGTAATGGTGTCTGACGTTGTGGTTGTTGGAAACGCACCATGAGCTGTAGCTGCAACTACAGCCAAGCCCTGCATTACGTCTGTTGAGTTGGCAACACGGATGATAATAGACCCGGATGTTTGGTTAACAGATGAGAAAAAGCAGTAATTGTTGCCCGTCCCAGTAGCCGCCGGGAGAATATATGTTCCCCCGGTAGCGGTATTGAGAAGGATTAACCGTCCTGCGTGCTGTACGGCATTGAGAGTAAGAGCCGCACCAGAAGGAACGGTAGGTCTATTCTCAAGGGCTGTAAGCCTTTTGTAAATGTTAAGAGACATGGTTCATCCCCCCATTAAGCCGTAGTCGTTACACGTTGGATTTTTTTGCCCTCGGTGCGAACCGCGCCAATTTCCAACTCAACAACTACTTGGGTTGTTTCGTGCAAATCGTTACGTTCTTGGATTTTCACCGTCATTTCTTGCGAGATACCCAGCGCAATCCCGTCTTGTGCCATAGCAATTAATTGCCGTTGGCTTGAGGCTACAGGGATAATTGGAAGCGTTGCGTTCGCAGCAAAAACAACAATATCCATGCCAAGGGCTTGGGTAATGCGGCCTTTTTCAACAACAAAGTTTCTGGAAAAATCACCAGAGGTAAGCTCATTCTCCCGCATCAAGCGTGTGTGCTCAATCCCGGTCATGCCGATTGCGATGCGCTCGTTGTCTTCAATGTCGTTGTCAATGAAGTTTTGCTTGATTTCTAATAGTTTTTCGTAGGTCAAGCCAGCGGTTGCATCAACAGTAATGCCGCCGTCGTTGGCGTATGTAACTGTGGTTGCAAAATCTCGGCCTGTCGCAATATCCACAAAAGCAGATTGCTGGACAATTCGGTCATATTGACGGAGAGCAGCGTTAGCAACTGCATTAGCGTAGTTGTTCCTAGGGTCAGTAAGCATCCCGCGAACATCAGATTTATCGATAGGGAGAACGCAGGTAAAGCGTTTCCGGTTAAGCCGACGGCGGGTGTGTTCAATATCATCAAACACCACTTTAGGAGAGCGCCCTTGCAGTTCCCGCATCTCGACAGTACCAAGGCCATCATAAGCCAAAAGGTCGCCTGTCATCATAAGCGGTTTAATGTATGGGCGATACCGTGCGCTTTTTTGCTGCGCGGCCACATGCACCATCTCGCTAAATTGCGTTACTAATGCTGGATCAATAGTCGTCATTGGAATGCCTCATTATTGCTGGAATGGTTGAACGAAATATTTTCTATCGTCCCCGGTATCCAACAATATGGGCGGGTTATTAAACTCGTGGGCGCATGGCGGTATCCACTACAAAACGGCTTATAGTATAAATTTTCAGATAAGTAAACAGTTATCTTGCGGCCAGAACCCCGGCAACAGTTCCCGACGTAAACCCTAACGGTTTAATGCCAAAACGATAAACACCCGTTATGTTAGGAACAGTTATCGAATAGGCTCCTACCGTAGTAAATGTTGTTATGGCCCCAGATGCGTTTATTACGTCAACCCAAGTAGGTGAGGCCAGTGTTGTGTTATCTTGCAGCCGTTGCAATGTGACCGTTGCAACAAAGGTGCCTGTTAACGATAGAACAAGCCCTTGGGTTGCTGATACTGGGCCGCTGTATACATCGGCAGCGGCAAGAGATGCTGCAATAAAAGTTAAAGCCATTTTAATTCTCCATTTTAAATGTTAGGCAAGTCCTAGTTTTTTATCAAATTCTCTTAGCTTGTTAATTGTTTCTCTGTATTTTGGATTGAATGGGTCTCTTGCTTCTGGTGACATCCGCAAGGCAGCAGCCTCTTTGTGTAGGTCGCCAATACTGATATTGTTAACACTTTTTGTTCCGTCTGGCAATTTCCCTTCTGCCCCATATTCTTTCCTGATTTTGTTTATTTCATCGTGCATACTGTTGGCCATTGCAATGATACCGACAAGCGCATCTGGGTTGTTGGCGGCTTTCTGTAAGCTTGCACGGACATTTTCAGGGACGTGTTTGACAATCATATCCTCGGCAATGCCTTGCGCGACGGTGGCCTTGTCTCCAAACTGCGCTTTTAGCTGCTCG